TTACTTGTCAAAAATGGCTATTGCATCGTGTTTTTTCTGAGTATATAAATGGCTGTAAGTGCCCATCGTTTCAGTGATTTGAGCATGTCTCATAAGTGACTGTAAAACGAAAATATCTACACCATTATTTGCAAGATAAGATGCATAAGAATGTCTTAACGCGTGAATGTTATAATGGGGGAAAGCTTTTTGGAATTTCTTTTGAACATGACTGTAATGTTTGGGAGCCATTCCTCCGAAAATAAAATAACTACGTTCATCAAAATATTTGTTTAACTCTTTTTCACGTTGGTGTCGTTCAGTTAACATTGTATTGATGAATTTAGGTAAAGGAACAATATCCTCTGAACTATCTGTTTTTGGTCTCGGATATATAGTTCTATTAGAGATGTCCATTGTTTTATTTATGGATATCTCTTTTTTATATTTATTGTAGTCTGTCCAAACAAGCGCCATAGCTTCGCCAATCCTTAAACCTGTATAAAACATTAATGTAAATAACTCTCTGTAATCTTGATCTTCAATGTCTTTGATTCTTTCTTCAAATTCTTCACGCATCATAAACTTAGGTTTTGGCTTTACACGCGGAATAGGTTTAATTGATATTGTTGGATCTGTACGTAATCCAAAGTATTTTTTAGCATAATTAATTACAACTTTAAAACCTGACCAAATTGTACGAGCAGAATTTGTTGATGCTACATTCTCTATTAGATATTTACGAAACTCTTGGCATTGATTTTGTGTTATCTTATTCATTTTTATGTGCCCGAACTTAGCTTTAAAGTGTTTATGATATTCATTTTGTTTGCGTCGTTTTGTTTTAGGTCTCAAATCGCTATTTTCTAAGTAGTGATGAAAAACATAATCAAATGTTTTCGAATCACTATATCCTTCGTTTACGTCATTCAAAAAAATAGCCTCTGCTCTCTTAGCTTCACGCTTAGTTGAAAAACCGCGTTGCATCTTACGTTTGTTATTACCGTATACATCTTTATATCTAATGGAAAAATACCATTTACCTGTATTATCATCCTTATATACTGGCATTTTGCTTCTCCCTCCTCAAAATTGGCAAAAAATAATAAGGGTAGGCGGGCTACCCGAAATTTAGTACTAGGTACTAAATGTGATATAATAAAATAAAAAGTAGGTGATGTTATGACATTTAAAAACAATCATAATTTCAATGAATTAGTTTTAACGAATGAAGACATTAGAATTTTAAAAAATGTCTTAGAAGATGCAGTCAGTGTTTATGATGAATATTCGGTATGTAATGAAGAATCCGATTTTGCTTACTGTTTATTAAGAGACTTATATACATTAGACAGCTTAGCTATTTCGTCAAATAATGTTTGAATTATCGAATTGTACTCTTCGATTTTAATACCATGCATAATAGAGTTTCTGTGTTCAATAGCAGCTTTGACTGAATGTTTTAAATGTTCTTCTATTAAATCGTTGTTTTCCATTTCGTTTAAAAATGTTCTTATATTCCTCTTGTAATCAGGTGTTTGTTTAATTATATCTTTATCAAACTTGTTCAATATCAGCCTACACATTAGTTCTAGCGCTCTACCTAAAAGTAGTGATGTAGCTAGCCTTTTTTCAGACATAAAGCAATCATAAGCTTCAACTATATGAGTTTCAAAATCCTTGTCATTAACTGTTTCTAATAATTGAGTGTATTTTCTTAAAGAAGCCGGTAAATCATTTGCGTTTTCTAACAAAGAATTAGGTGTTCGATAAATTTTTGTAGATTTATCTGATAAATATAAGTCAGAATGAGTTTCAAAATAATAATGCGCAATTGCATCGTCGTTGTATATACTAGCTAAATCGCTCAAGTTAAACATTTGAAAATCATGTATGACTTTTTCGAAAATGAAAGTACTTTTTATATATTCACTTAACTTCTCGAAAGATCTTTCTGTTCTTTTTAAAACATCATCTACAGAAATATTTATTTTCTTCGCTTGCATGCCTTCTGACCCACCGTGAATATAAATTAAACCTCTGTAAAAACTGATATTCAAATCTGCGTAGCTATATTTTATACCGGAATAAAAGGGGAAGTATCCAGTATTTTTATCTATTACATCACCAAAAAATATATCCACTAATTCTTTATATTTTTTGTGAAGTTCATTCATTCTTTTTTCTATATCGTTATATCTCCATAAGTATTGTTTCTCTTCCATCCCTCATCCTCCTCACGCCACACAAGCGCTATTAATCAATATCCAATAATTGTTGTTTTTTCTTATCGAACTCTTCCTGAGAAATTACTCCGACATCTAATAATTCTTTATATTTTATTAATTCATCAGCAACAGAAAAACTCATTTTTTCAGAATTGGATGGTTTCATAGAACTTTCTCGAATAGAGATTTGTTCTTGTATTGTTTCCGCCATTCTAGATACAGTGTTTTTTGATATGCTTCCTATAGCGATACTTGATGAACCGTGATGTATAATTATTTCGCCAAAAAGAAGTCCTTTTTTATACGAAACAGAATTGATTTTCTCGAATGGAAATTCATGAAATTTCAAACCATATATCATACCTTTATCTAAGAATAACAATCTTAGATCAGTACATACTATTAAGTAGGTATTATTATTGTACAATCCCGAAGTTACATACATTATGTTTTCATTATCTTTTAAAATCATAGGTAGTTCTTTCACTTCTTTTTTTGTACCAAACAAATCCTCTACACCTATTTCGCTAAATCTTTGGTAGATTTTAGATAAGTTTTCGTCAGATTTATTGATTTCACTTTCAAATTTCACTTCTTTTCTAGGTTTACTTTGGTATTCTTTTAAAATTTCTCTTTTGTCTTCAACAGATAGTTGCTTGTATTGTTTCTTTTCTTCTTTTGTTTTAGTTGCTAAATATTGACTCTCAATCATACTTTCTTTGAACGTTAATCTGCTCTTAGGTAATTCTTTCATGTTCATTTCTCCTTTATTTTTTGATTGTTAAATCGTTAGATCATAAGCATATTTAAATTCATTTATAAAATCAGATTTGCTTTCCATTTTCTCTTCTAAAAAACTTAAGTAGTTTTCTGCGTGGTAATTTTCGTTATTTGACATATAGTCGTTTAACCCATTGTGTATATGTCTTCTGATTACTTTTACCGCTATATGGATCGCTTGAAAACTCATTTGATACTTGTACGAAATTTGCTCAATATTAAAGTTGTTTATATATTTGTATCTTATATGTAAAGGAAACAATAAACATGAAGCAAATGAGTTTGCTTCATATTCTTCAGCAATCCTTCTATAATAATCTTTATATGTGAATGTTTTATTTAAATTAACTCCAGTATGTCCCATTATAAAATGACCATATTCATGAGCTAAAGTAAATCTTAGACGATTCATAGGCAGTAAATCGTTATAAACTATAATCGCTTTGTCTCCTTTTCTAATATGAAACGCTTCTTCTGAACCGAAAATAGAAGGTATTTTAAAATATAAAGTGCCAGTATTCTGAGAAAATTCAGAGAAAGTCACTAATTTAATACGTTTATCTTTTGAGATAATTTCAAATATATCTAAAGGAAAAGATAAGTTATATAGACCATTTGTGATCTCGTAAACTGCTTTCGCAGATTTAAAAAAAGATTTTTCATAATTTAATTTCAATTAAAAAGCCCCTTTGTTACTTAGTTAAATCATCCCAATCATCAAACATTGCTTCTAATATAGTCAAAGCTTTTTGCCTTTGTGCCTCCGTCATATTTTCTGTAGCTCGATGCATAATAAGAATATCTTCACTTTTATCTTCTCCGGAGTACTCATCTTTTTCTCTACCTAATAAGTAATCAACTGATACATCGAAGTGATCGGCAATTTTTTGCACCTTATCAATGCCTGGTTTGGTTTTCTCCCATCTTCTGATTTGTCCGTTTGAAAACCCTAAAGTTCTCTCTAATTCAGCAAAAGTCATACCTTTTGAATTGCACAAATTACGGATTCTTTGTACTAGATTCATAAATTTCTCCTATCACAGATTAACTTTTTCGCTATTTTTGTTGACAATTAGCATAAAAGTTAATATACTGTATTTAAGCTTTAAATTTAGCTTACTAAACACATAACAATTATTCGTTGGGGAACGAGTATTCAATACCTTTATGACAGGCATTACGAATTGTTATAGGTTTATTAAACTATGCTTAAATATTAGCATAAAAGTTATTGGTGTTCAACAGATAATTTATTTACTTAGAAAAAATGTTATAGGAGGTGCTAATATGTCGACAACAGATTTCGGCTTGAAAGTGAGAACGGAATTATTAAAACGCAACATGACAAACAAGCAACTTGCGGAAATGCTAGAAATTTCAAGTGCTTACTTATCGGATATTTTACGTGGACGTAGAGATGCTTTTGAACAAAAGAAACGTATTGCGAAAATTTTAGAAATTAAAGAAGAGGTGAAGAGTTAATGAATGAAATTAAAACTTTCAGTAACGACATGTTTTCAATCTTAATCAAACAAGATAATGAAAATAATTTATTCGATTTAGAAACTGTCGCAAAAAGTTTGGGGTTCACTCAGTTTAAAAACGGCAAACAATATATTCGTTGGGAAACTATCAATAAATATTTAGGTAAATATCTTTCCCAAGAAGTTGGGAAAGGCGATTTCATACCAGAACCAATGGTATATAAGTTGGCTTTCAAAGCAGGTAATGCTGTAGCAGAAAAATTTCAAGATTGGTTGGCGATGGAAGTCCTACCAGCTATTCGCAAACACGGTATCTACGCAACAGACAATGTAATTGAACAAACATTAAAAGATCCAGACTACATCATTACAGTGTTGACTGAGTATAAGAAAGAAAAAGAGCAAAACTTACTTTTACAACAAGAAATCGGAGAACTAAAACCCAAAGCAGACTATGTAGATGAAATCTTAAAGTCAACTGGCACATTAGCCACAACTCAAATCGCGGCAGACTACGGTATATCAGCACAAAAGTTAAACAAACTACTACACGAAGCTAGACTACAACGAAAAGTAAATAAACAGTGGGTGCTTTACTCAGAACACATGGGCAAGAGTTACACAGATTCAGACACTATAACAATTGTGCGTTCTGATGGCAGAGAAGACACAGTTTTACAAACTAGATGGACACAAAAAGGCAGATTGAAAATACATGAAATCATGACTGAATTCGGTTATGAAGCTAACGTAACTGCTTAACAGGAGGGCACAGCAAATGCAAGCTCAAAACAAAAAAGTCATCTATTACTACTATGACGAAGAAGGTAATAGACGACTATTATCAATTGGTAATTTAGATACCTATTTATTAGCAGATATCAAATCAAGATTTGGTTTATATAAAAAGGCAATCCCTGATTTAGATAATCTATACATTCAAATAGATGGTATCGAATTTAAATTATATTAAATTTTTGGAAATGCAAAGGAGGAGCAACAAATGAACACACTATATAAAACAACCCTCCTCATCACAATGGCAGTTGTGACTTGGAAGGTTTGGAAGATAATTATAAAAATGGTGTGAAACTATTTAAAATCTTTTCTTTTATTCTTTAAATCAAAAGCATTAGCAAGACACGAAGCGACATAGCATACAGCTATTACCGCAGTTGAAAAGAAGTAATTCACGTAATCATCATTAGCAGTCCTGACAAACATATTAACAGCAACACTTTTAGCAACAGTTAATGAAACATCGTGAACAAACGATGAGGAAGGAGCCAAAAAATATTGATTGATAGATTTATAGAATATCTTATCACTTTCTTTGGTATTTACGTCATCTATTGGATGGGCAGAATTGACGGTTTTACCAAGAACAGGGACATCGACAGTATCGACAAAAGACTTTCTCAAATGAGTGCTAACTTTGCGGACTTCATCATCCGGAAAGCTGTTAGAACTTATGAATTCATCAAGAATTTTTTCAGAAAATAAATTAGATTTGAACATTGGATGATTCTTAGTTACTTGATGCATATAGGAAGCCCAATCAGATAATTTAGATTGGTTAATTCTAATGCTATTCATAACATTATTAACGGTCGATTGAATTTCCAGAGCGTTCATAACATACGAATTATTCATAGTATTTGCGGCTTTAGCGTAAGCTTCGACAGGCAATTTAGATAAGATAGCTTGATTTTTCTTTATTAAATCTAACTGTCGTTGAGTGAAATTTATATTATTCATAATTACCACCTCCTTTCACTAGGAGATAACTAAATTATACACAACACAAAAATAAAAAGGAGAAAAAGATATGATAAAAAATAGTTTGCAAGCTAAAGAACTTGCGGTAATTTTATCTGTTTCTAAATCCAAAGCAGGACAAATAATAAGAGAACTGAATAAAGAGCTTGAAGACGAAGGGTACATTGCGATACGAGGCAGAATACCCGTCCAATTAGCTAGGAAAAAATTTCCTTATCACGACTTATCAGACCAGAGAATAATGGAGGAGTTGAAAAAAGAAAATGAGTAAAACTTATAAAAGCTACCTATTAGCAGTGCTATGCTTCACAGTCTTAGCGATTGTACTCATGCCGTTTCTATACTTCACTACAGCGTGGTCAATTGCGGGATTCGCAAGCATAGTGACATTCATATTTTATAAGGAATACTTTTATGAAGAATAAAAAAACTGCTACTTGCGACAACAAGTAACAGTGACAAACGATTAACAAAATTAATTCGTGTTCAATATAAAACGAAACAAGGAGGAAGTCAAGATGTATTACGAAATAGGCGAAATCATACGCAAAAATATTCATGTTAACGGATTCGATTTTAAAATATTCATTTTAAAAGGTCATATGGGCATATCAATACAAGTTAAAGATATGAACAACGTACCAATTAAACATGCTTATGTCGTAGATGAGAATGACTTAGATATGGCATCAGACTTATTTAACCAAGCGATAGATGAATGGATTGAAGAGAACACAGATGAACAGGACAGACTAATTAACTTAGTCATGAAATGGTAGAGGGGGATTAACTAATGGCTAATCTATATGAGCTATCAGAAGCATTTAAAGAGATGTCTAATCAAGATGAATTAGATCCAACATTACTAAAAGATACATTAGATTCTATCAAAGCAGAAATGAACGTCAAAGTAGATAACATTGTCAATTGGAGACGTGAAACTTTAGGTGACATAGATGTCATAGATAAAGAAATTAAGAGACTTCAAAATTTAAAAAAACAAAAACAAAATTTAACTGATCGTTTAAGAGATTACTTAAAAGAGATGTTAGAAACACAGGAAGTAGATAGTTACCGCACAGCTACTAATCATATTTACAAGCGCAAAAACGGGGCTAGTAAAAATATTATCGATGAAAAACTTATTCCAAAGGATTATTGGCTATCACAAGCGCCAAAGCTTAATTCTAAGCAACTAATCGATGATTTGAAAGCTGGCAAAGATATTCCGGGCGCTGAATTAAAGGTAACGGAAAGTTTGGTGATTAAGTGATGAGTGAGGAACAAGACATTTTACAAGAACTAGGTATTGAAGAAATTAACGAAGATACTCAGAACTATTATTCAATTATGGTATATGGCAAATCAGGAACCGGAAAGACGACTTTAGCCACTAGAGAAAACAACGCTTTTATTATTGATATTCACGAAGATGGCACTCAAGTAACGCGGCAAGGTTTTGTGAAGAGGGTCGACAATTACATTGCTTTTAGAAACACAATTGCGAGTATTGAATCGATTGTAAATACAGCTAGACAAAGAGGAAAGTTACTTGATGTGGTTGTAATTGAAACAGCACAAAAGTTAAGAGATATAACGCTGACTCATGTGATGAACACGCACCAAGTCAAAAAAGCAAGAATTCAAGATTATGGGGAAACATCTAAATTAATTGTTAACTCGATTAGGCACCTATTAAAGGTTAAAGATAAGCTCGGATTTCACGTTGTGCTTACAGGACATGAAGGGCTTAACTCAGAAGATAAAGATGAGAACGGAAAAATTATTAACCCTAGAATATCAATTGAAGTACAACCGGCAATACACAACAACTTAGTAACTCAGTTCGACATTATAGGACACACATTTATAGAAGATCATACAGATGAGAACGGAAATGCGACACACGATTATGTGTTTTCTGTAGAACCTTCTAATTTATATACAACTAAAGTTAGGCATAATCCGCAAATAACAATCAATAATCCAGGTATTAAAAATGCTTCAATTTCAAAAATTATAGATATGGCACAAAACGGAAATTAATAAAAAACTAAAAAGGACGGTATAAAAATTATGAAAATCACTGGTAGAACACAATACATTCAAGAAACTAATCAAGAGGCATTCATGAAAGGTGGGGAC